ATCTGTGTTAGCGAAGCAAAATACTCACAACCTTAGCTTCATAAGGAAAGTAAGAGCCGCATTTCTCTGGACAAACGGCCCTGAGTAGTAAAGCTAAAAAGCTACGTTTCCTGGAGACGCCCTGTCATGTATGCAATTTACCATGCAGCTATTTATTTACATCTGCACACACCGTATTTGCAATCTCCTCAGTACCAATTGTCGGTCCGTGACCGCACTAAATTGAAATACTGCTCTTGTTCGATCACCGCCTTACTCACATGACCCATCTGATCACTAACATCGGAAATCATCGGGGCATAAAAATCCCAAACGTCCGGTGAATGTAAGCTCAACTCCTCTAAAGAAGACTCTAGGCAATCAATAAGAATCTTCTTCTCCAGCTTCCTGTTCTTGCACCAATAAATAGTGTACAAAAAGCTGTTCAACTCCAAAGGGCACAACCAGACGTTGTCCCTGCACACAAAACCACGCTTCAAAAAAGTAGTCTCCTCCAACGGAAAAGTGGTCCGCAACTCACCAAGTTTGTTGCCGGCAGTATAAGTCAAACTAAACTCCTCAGCTAAAACCTTTGCCACAGTAGTCTGATTAAATAGCGGACTAACTGCTGGGCTCGGATTATTATTATTGTCATCCCCATAAGTGACTGTGCTCACATTCGACCAAAAGTTGGTCAAGTCGCCCGTGCACTTCATGTAAGCATACACCAACACTACCAAAGAGTAAATTGAATTCACAATAGTAGTAAAAGGGTGACCACTGGGCAAAGACTTATTCCATTGATAAATGTACTTTTGTTCTTGGCCTAAACCACCAATATGGCGGCTGTGCATCAAATCCATCCATAACACACGTCGAATACGCGCATTGTCCGGGCCGTCATCATACCAAGCATTGATAAAATCCAATATAAGAATGTGAATAGACGGCTGCTCAGAGCTATCAAAAAACGAAAAATCGCCATCAAAACACTCCTTACCATGACGTTGTAACATCATAACAAGAATGTCCCAATCAGAATAGCAACATATACCAGGCGCCATGCCAGAAACAGTATGATTAGTCATAACCGCAGTAGAAAAAGCACCAAAAAACATCCGCCATACTACAGTGTAGTCAAGCGGTGCTGAAGAAATCAAACGTGTGGCTACGGCCATAACTTTGGCCTTGGAACGCAACTCATCTTTCAAAAAGTCAACAAACACATGGGACAAACGCCTATTAGTGCGAGCTTCATTAATGACATGCTCGACACGATCACGCAAACTCAAACACATGTCAGAATCTAATCGATAACTCTCTTCACTTCCAAAAAACTCCTTCTTTCCTTCCTTCACATCCAAACAATATGGATAACCAGCAGCAGTACCACGAGGTATACTCCTAAATTTCTCCTCAGGAATGCCAAGAACCGCTTCTTCAAACGTGTAAATGCGTCTTGATGAATCCTTTGTCAAAGAAGTCAAAGGGCTCATCGCAACATGAACAGCTTGGCGAAGCCACTTCTGCTCATAAATAAGCAGAGGTGTCGAATAATTCTTGACCGCATTCTCCATAGGGAAAATGCACTCATGATCGCGCCAAACTGGCCGCATAGGAGCCGGTCTGCACTCATACTCACCATAACAACCATACCATTCAGTGAGAAAATACGAAGTCTTGGGACAAATGACAACCGGCCTATCGACTTCCAAAAGTGGCAAAAAACTAC